TCTTCTACCATCTGGTCTTGCATCTATTCGAAGCGTACCATATCTCCATGTTTCGCCTGCAGCGTCGTTTGCTATTTTAATACTAATTAATCTTCCTCTAGCTCTTGTATCTATTTTATCAGTTGATGATGTAACTGTAAATGGTCCAAGAGGTGAACTTGTTGATGTATTGTTTGGATAATCATTTAAAAAGATAGTTACTTTTGAATTACCTGTAATGTATTTATAATCAGGTATGAATCTACTAATTGATGAAAAGACTTCTCCATCATCAATATCTAAATCTCCAGATAATACGTATGCATTAATAGAAGTTGTGCCAGAACTATTAACTTGATCCGCGCCACTTTCGTGAGCGTAATAAGTAGAAGCTCCTGCTAAATTAGTTACTCCTTGTATCATAAAGTTAGGTGTAGCTGTTGTTGAATACTGCGTTGCATAAGGTAAATCAAACACACCTTGATCTGCATATGTAGTTCTTGCTAATGAAGAAGTATACCAAACGTTTTCTCCATAATTATAAGTTACACATCTATCAATTTGAGTTGAATTTGCTTTTGGATAAAACCAATTAATTTCTGTAAATAATGAATTGTGTTCTGCATATGTTGTTTCAGCTGCATCATAATTAATGCCTAGATTATCTCCATCAGATGTGAATACAAAGTCTTCCACTAAACAAGGTATGGCTTTAACTGTACCATCATAAACAAAGAAACCACCCTCACCTGACATCCAATAAACAGCACCATTAGAATAACTTAATGCGTGTTGCGATATCAATCCGCAGTTTGTACCAACCTGTCTAACTGAGAATGTAAATGGAGGACCTACGAATTGAATTACATAAGCTGATGAATCAGTTAGTACGAATACATAGTCTTTACCAGATACAGCTCCTACGATCTTGTTCCCCGCATCTAGCCTAAACGTACCAGCTGTGTTTGTAGCTGTTGGTGTATACGTATTATAATCCTCCTGATTCGAGAATCTAATAAACATTGGATCTTGACTTGATGCAGTTCCAATAGTTGTCTCAGTTCCAAAATGAAATAAATGTCTATCTCTATCTGACACTAAAGTTAATCTAGATGCAGTAGGTGCACCTGACATAATAGTTGCTCTAATTGTTCTTGGATTCACAGCTCCTGCATTCCAAGTAAACGTTCTGCCATCTGCAATGGTTGCAATTAATATTTGACCAAAATTATCTAAAGACCATTGTCCTGGAGATAAAATAACGTCTGATACTGTTCTTGCTGTTCCCCAAGTTGAATTACCCCATAAATAAGTACCCCAACCATAACCAGGAGTTTGAAACGCGGGACCAACTGTTACATAAGGATTAACAGATACAGAACCTTGTGCAGACATTCCTGATCCACTTTCATTTGATGCCATTGTAACTGTAAAACTATTTGCATTTGGCACTGTAATAACTTCATAAGCTATGTCATTAAAATCTGTTGTTGTATATCCAGTTGCTCCACCACCAGGTAATGTAGTTGAACTAAATGTAAAATAGTCTCCCACTTCTAGTCCGTGAGATGTTTTGTTAACTGTTACTGTTGCTGAACCTGTTGTTGATGAAAAGGTACAAGAAGTAATAGCTGCTTCTAATGGTGTAATGTCATAAAAGGCATCACCATAAAATAAAAATAATCCTTTGTGTGTTCCAATAGCTGCGTACTTCTCGCCACTAATTGCTGCCCACGTGTGCTGGGCTCTAGCTACTCCAGGTAATGTTTTATTAGCAATAGTTAATTGTCTCCAACCACCTATTTTTTCAGGTAAGCCATATCTAAAACGAACAAAATCACCATCGATCCATTCGCCTTCTGCTCCCGATGCTGTAGTTTGTTTATTAAATCCTGGTTTGAAACCTAACTTCTTTAATGCCATAATGTGTGATTATACTTATAATTTTCTAAAAATATAGTGATTATTTATAGAATCTTCTCTTATGGTATTGGTAAAAAGTTTCCATATCCTTTACCATTTCGTTCCATATTTTAGACTTTTTATTTAATCTGTCAACTACAGGTGTATATCTATCCTTTACCTGTTGTTCATTTAGATGATTAAAATATTTTATTGTAGGTATATCTGTTGGGTAATAATCCATACCAAATGCAATAGGAGGTATTCCAGCTAAATTATTTTGATAGTTATATTGAAAAGACTTGTCTTGAACCAATTTTAAATATCCAATTAAATTAGTAGGTTTTAAATTAATTAGTTTTTCTTCCCATTGTTTATTTAAACAATGTTTCCAATAAGGAGTATCGTCTCGAATAGATAAAGCATAATGTAGACCTACAAATTCAGCAAGATTTTTAAATACCGTTTTACATTGATATGTAAAATTGTCTTTTTCCCACTGTGATATTCTTTCCCTCTGCATAGTTCTAATTAGTTTCATTAAAAATTCGTGTGTAGTAAATAGTCCATTACTTTCTAAAGGTTCTGTAAAGGCAGCAGCTAAACCTATCGCAACTACATTTTTTACCCATAATCTATTATGAATACCTACTCTCATTTTAATATTTCTATATTCTAATTCTTCTGGGTTTGCATAAGGAAATCTTTTTTTAATATGTCTTTTAAATTCTTTTAATGCATTTTGATCATCTACAAATTTATCTGAATAAACATATCCAGTGCCCCATCTATGCCATAAAGGTATTTCCCAACACCATCCATTTTCTATAGCGTGACAATTAGTATAACCAACCATTTCTTTTTCTGGGTTTTTATATTTAATTTTTGTAGCCCAAGCAGAATTATTTGGAAGAATATCTGTTAAAGATTCAAAAGGTTCTTTTAAAGTTTTTGATAAAAGCAAAGATTTAAAACCCGTACAATCAATAAATAAATCAGCTTTATATTTATTATTTAAAGATTTAATACCATCTTTATTAGTTTCTACACTTTTTATATCTTCTTTAATATGTTTAACGCCATTTGGTATACAAATACTATCTCTTAAAAATAAACCAAATTTAGTTGCATCAAAATGATATGCAGAACAATCAATAAAATTAAAAGGAAAATTACTATTTTCATTGTCGCATAATTTACTATTATTTACTAAAGCCATTTGAGGATACAAACAAGTTGCAAAGTCAGACCTATGTGTTTTTGGATATAAATATTTTTTAAATACCCAATCATTATAGTTTGCTTGATTACCGTCAAAGTTAGCAGGACCAAAAGGATAATGAAATCCTCCGTCTCCTTTCTTATAAAAATTTTCAAAACGAATACTTAGTTTATATGTTGCATCTGTAGCTTTAAAAAATTCTTCATCTTTTATTCCTAGATAATGTGTCCAATATCTAACAAATCCAATAGTACTTTCACCAACACCAATTGTTTCTATTTTAGGTGATTCTATTAAAGTTATTTTTTTGTTTGGAAATGATTTTATTAAAGTAGCCGCTGTCATCCACCCAGCAGAACCTCCTCCTACAATTATTATATTATTAGTTTTCATTTTAAATTAATATTTATAACACACCTTACATTTCTACTTGGCTGTTCAGCAGTATGCCAAGTTAAACCATTAAAAATAACTACTCTTCCTTGTTTAGGAGTTACTTTAATTTTTTCTTTTAATTTACTAAAAGAAGGTATTTTTTTAGATTTATAATTATATATCACTGTATCCCCATCACTATCCAATACATAATATAAAACTACAATATGACTACTTAATAAATCAATATGCGGTGTATCAATTTGACTGTTATGTAATATTGGAAATTGTAAAAAAGACCTACCATTGACTATTTTATAAGAAGTTTTTTTAATTTTTTTACAAGAATTTTTAATAATATTATTAGTTAATCCACAATATAAACTGTTTTCTTTTTCGTTTTGAAAATAGATATGTTGTAAAGCTGGACGATTTTGTCCTCCTTCTTTTCCTGTAGTTATATCTTTTACAAAATACCAAGGAAAATTTGAAGATAATAAACTATCTTTAATATGTTTTTGTTCTTGTTGATTAATTATGTTATCAATGACTAAAACATCTTTAATAATCATATACTCAATTGATCTAAATTGTTTTGGTCTCCAAAAACACCTTTAACAAAAACATTAAAAGCAAGACTTATTCTTACATTAGATCTTTCTTTATTTTCAACCATATGAAAGATATTAGATGGAAATAATAGTATGTCTCCTTGATTAACTTTAAAATTCCAAGTTGTAGAATTCCAAACATTATAATTTTTATAATCTAATTTAACTGGTTTATGTTCATCTTTTTGAAAAAAAACTTTATCTTCTTCTTCACATTGAATATAGCAGACACCTGAGACTAATGAATTGTGATGAATATGTTTATGATGGTATTGATTACTACCTGTAAAATTTACCCAGGATTGAGTTATATAAGGTGTTACTTTATCATTTGTTTGTAGTACATTATCAAAATAATCTTTTATTCTAATGTCTATTTCTTTTCTTAAATTTTTAAGTTGTTTATTATGTAATATAAAATGATCTTTAGAAGTATCATTCCCTTCGTTATAATAAACATTAAGTTGTTGTTTTAAAATAAAATCATATTCCTTTTTTATAAAAGGTTTATCTAATTTAGATATATAGATTGGTGTAGAAAATATAGAGTATACTTGCGATTTATCTTTCATAATATATTGACTATTTATATTTGTTTACATATAAAGTCAATATTTATGAAAGAATTAAAAATAATAAATTTTAAAAGTTTACCTAAAAATAACTTCTTTGCTCCCGAATGGAGTTATTATATTTGTGAAAATATAACTAAAAATATTGACTGTAAAAGTCTTGCTAAATTTTTATTAAAAAAAGAAAAAGAAGTTCTAAAATTAGAACCTACTTTAAACGATTCAAAAACAAGTTATGCTGATGGTTATACAGGTCTTGGATTTAATAGTGTAACCTCTAGGTTTGGCCGTTTTAATGTTTTTAATTTTAAAAATAAACATTTATCAAATTTAAAAAAACAAATAATAGAGACACATAATAATTTTTTAAAGTCTTTAAATGTATCTTTACCAAAAGAACTTTATATACAATGTTGGTATAATATAATGAGAAAAGGTGAAAAAATAAATGCTCACATACACTCTTATGATCCAGATTGTTATTTAGGTGGTCATTTTTGCGTTCAAGTAAATAAAACTTCAACCTACTATATTAATCCAGTAAATCAAATTCACAATTCTGAAATATATAAAAGTGAAAATAAAGAAGGTGCATTAACTTTATTTCAAAATTGTATACCACACTATACTGATCAAAATGAATCTAATTCAGAAAGAATTACTATTGCTTTTGATCTTTCGTATTACAAAGTAAAAGATCATTATATTAAATTATTTTAATTAAAAGTAATTATAGAAATTAATCTATGTCCTACTTTGGGATAATAAAAATAATGGGGACAAGAATCAAATATTAAAGTTTTAAATTTACTAGGAGTAATTTTCTTAATTATTTTATTATTATCATTTAACAATATTGTTTTAGCTTTTTTATCTAAAGGATCATTTAAATAAATAATAATTTGTTTATGTGGTATTTTATGATCTTGGTGTATAACAGTTTTTTCAGCTCCGTTGTTGTAGGTTAGATTAACAGCACATCTTAATATTTGATTAAATTTTAATTTATATTTTTGACAAATTTTTAAAGTAATGTGTTTAAAAAAATTTGAATATGCAGAATTTTCTCCAGAATTATTCTGTAACCTATCTTCAATTCTTGTGATTACGGTATGACACATAAATGGATTCCCGTCTCTAGCTGCTGTATTTTTTTGTAAGTACATTGGAAAATAAACATTATTTATTATGTTTTTTTCTAAAAAATCTTTATCTTCTTTTGACAAAATATCTTTATCTTCTTTCAATAACATTATTTTATTATTTCTATGGTCCAATCTAATTTAGAGATTAAATCTATTAATTCTAAATTTTTTAATTTATTTTTTTTAACGTATTTATTTAATTCTTCTATATCAAGAATAATCCATTTATTATTAAATTCAAAAACCATTTTTTCTGCTAAAGTGCTAAAACTACCTGTTTTAGAATATCTATTTTCATCCTCTTTTATCATACCCCTAACATCAAATTTATAAAAAGCATTTTGACCTTTTAAAACTCCAGCTATATTCCAAGAACTTGGTTTATTTGGATATTCAATAGAATCTAAATATTTTGAAAATCTTTCTACAATATTCATATATTGAATATATAATGTTTTTAATATATAAGCCAATATAAAAAAGAAATATATGAATTTAAAAAATTATTATTGGGTTTTTCCGAACGCTGTACCACATCACATATGTGACGATATTGTTAGATATGGAAATTCAAAAAAAGAGTTAATTGGCAGAACTGCTGCTTTTAAAAATGAAACACTATCACAAAAAGATATTAAAAATTTACAAAAGAAAAGAAATTCGAATATTACCTGGCTGAGTGATAGATGGATCTATAAAGAAATACAACCTTATGTAAATCAAGCAAATAGAAATGCAGGTTGGAACTTTAAATGGGATTGGTCAGAACCTTGTCAATTCACAAAATATAAATTAAATCAATATTACGATTGGCATCGTGATTCTTTTACTACTCCGTATGATAGACCTGAAGACCCTAATTTTAATAAAAAAATAAGAAAGTTATCCGTAACACTTAGTTTATCAGACCCTTCAGAATATGAAGGAGGAGAATTAGAATTTAATTTTAATGATCCAGAACTTACTAAAAAACAAAACATAAGACTATGCACTGAAATATTAGAAAAAGGTTCTCTTGCAATCTTTCCTAGTTTTGTGTACCATAGAGTAAAACCTGTTAAGAAAGGTACAAGATATTCATTAGTAATTTGGAATCTAGGATACCCTTATGAATGAAAATATAAATTTTGAAAATTATTTTGCTAGTCCTATTTATATTGCAGATTTACCAGAATTTGTAAAACCTTTAAATAAAGCGTGCGACCCTTTAATAAAAGAAGCTAAAAAAAGAAATGAACCTATTTTAAAAGAAAGAGAAAAACTTTTAAAAAAGAAGATTGGTGATTTTGCTGTATCTCATCATTCAACTACATTAATTAATCTACCTGAATTTAAAACGTTTCACAATTATATTGATAGAAGAGCTGTAGAAATATTTGATCATATGGGTTATGATTTAACTGATTATACAATTAAATGGTCAGAGTCTTGGGTACAAGAATTTGGTAAGAATGGTGGAGGTCATCACGAAGGCCATATACATTACAACACACATCTAAGTGGTTTTTATTTTTTAAAATGTTCTGACAGAACATCTTATCCTGTATTTCACGATCCTAGAGTCGGGAAACTGATGTCTCAATTACCATTAAAAAATAAACAAGAAATAACTTTAGGAAGTGATCAAATTAATTATAAAATACAACCAGGTATATTAATTTTATTTCCTTCTTATTTAGAACATCATTTTGTTGTAGATCCAGGTATTGATCCTTTTAGATTCATTCATATCAATCTAACTGTTGTAAAAAATTATATAGTATGAGTTTTAAAAAAGAAAAATTTATAGTTATTAAAAAAGCTATATCAAGAGATCTTTCTATATTTGTATATAATTATTTTTGTTTAAAAAAACAAATCTATCAAACAATGAGAGAAGCAAATTATATCTCTCCTTACACAAAAGATTTTGGTAATTTTGGTGATGGACAAGTTCCAAAAACTTATTCTTATTATTCAGATACTGCAATGGAAACATTACTTATAAAATTACAAGAAAAAGTAGAAAAACACACTAAATTAAAATTAGTACCAAACTATTCTTATGCTCGTCTTTATGAAAAAGGTGATGAATTAAAAAGACATAAAGATAGATTTAGTTGTGAGATTTCCACTACTTTATTTTTAGGTGGGGATCAATGGCCTATTTATGTAGAACCAAGCGGAAAAATTGGAATGAAAGGTAAAAAAATAAATTTAAATGTTGGGGATATGTTAATTTATAAGGGTAGAGATTTAGAACATTGGAGAGAACCTTTTACAGGAGAGATATGTGCTCAAGTTTTTTTACATTACAATAATGTAAAAACACCAGAAGCAGATTTAAATATTTTTGATACTAGAAAACACATAGGACTACCTTTGTTTTTCAAATCAGGAGTTAATAGATGGTAAAAAAATATATAAATAAAAAGATATTATCTGAAACATCTTTATATTTTGGAGATGTTAAAATGCCAAAAGGTTGGGAAATAGAAAAAGATATTCTTGTAAAAGATGCAACTTTGTCTTCTTATTATGAAGATGTTAAATATCCTTTTACAAAAACATCAGATAGACTAAGAACATATATAAATGATTTTTTACATTTAGAACATTCTTTACATTTAGAATATGTTAAAGATTATGGAAACTATTATGAAAGAAATCAAATATCAAAACCAATAACACATATCGATTTTGCCTGTTTAAAAGATTCACCTGATTTTGTTCTTTTGTATGGAATTGAAATTGATGATAAATCTTGTCAGGTTAATATATCCTATGATGACAATAGAAGAAAAAATATTTCCTGGACTATAGATTTAAAAACAAATAAATTTATAATGTTTCCAAGTTCTTTAAATTATTTTATTTCAAACGAAGGAAATTCTTTTTTAAACTATATTCAAACTTATCTATTTAAAGAAACTAAGCGTTAGTAGTAACTACTATCCAAGATAAAGAAGCTTCATCCCATTCGTAGTGTTGAAGATTTGTAGCCATTTCATCTGTTACTTCAGGAGCATTACCTGCTGGACTTACCCAAGAAGCTGTTGCAATATCTTTAGTCCAAGATGGGAAAGGTTGTGGTTTCCAAAATATTTGATTTACAGAATCCCAAGTATAACCAATACCTGCATAATTACCTCTAAAAGGAGTTCCACCTAATTTATGAACATTTGCTTCTGTGTTGTATGAAGTTTTAATCCATAAATGCGAAGGCCAGTTATTGTGTTTTTGTAAATAAGCTTGTCCTACAGATTCTGATTCGTTTCCATTTGAATCAACACAGTCTTTATTATCAAGAGTTGATGTATATAAAACTAAGTTTTCTTCAGATATTTTTGCAAAATGAGCCATATTATTTATATTTATACCTCACTATAACTACACCAGCTCCGCCTTGACCAAACCCTGATCCGCCTCCACCAGTATTTGCCACTCCTTGACCAACGTGAGTTGCACCACATCCTGGTGCGTATAATCCTCCACCGCCACCTGCTCCGTGACATCCAAAGTTACAAGGAGATATTTGGCCAGTTCCTCCGCCACCACCTGCATAATATCTAAGTCCAGGTGTAGCTTGAGGTGAAGGATCGTTTTGTACTCCGCCTGATGGGCTTATATTAGTACCAGCCCCTGTTCCACCTCTTCCAGCAAAAATTCCATTTGGTCCTTGTTGACCTGGTTCAGTAGCTCCTCCGCCACCTCCTCCAGTTCCAGAGAAAGGTCCATTATTAGTTGTATTTCCTCCTGCTCCAGGATTTCCTTCAGGTGGTGAATATCCTCCTTGATTTCCACCTCCGCCGCCGCCTCCGCTGCCGCCGCCTTCGCCGCCAGCTCCGCCGCCAGATCCTCCTGGGTGTCCAGGACTAGTCCAAGGATTACCCTCGCCTTTTCCCCCACCTGTAGAAGTAATACCGAATCCGCTTGTTGGTGGTGCAGTAGTAATTGAGTTTGTACCGCCGCCTCCAATTGTTATTGGATAACTTGAAACTGAAATAGGTACAGATGATGCGACAGCTAATGGACTTGCTGTGTAGCATCCAGATACTGTTGCATTATGAGATTCTCTAAATCCACCTGCTCCTCCTCCGCCACCACGGCCGCCCCAAGAACCACCTCCTCCGCCAATGACTACATAGTCAATTGCTTGTTGAGGTGCTGGAACATCTGCAGCAATAGCTTGAACTTCAAATGTACCAGGTCCTGTAAATGTGTGAATTTTGTAATCACCACAAACAGAAATATTTCCACCTATTGCTTTAATTTTTGCTGCTGCTCCAGCAGTAGCACCAAAACCTTTTGCTGCTCCACCTGCTAGTGATCCTAAAATTGGCATCTTTCTATTATCCTCCTATTATGCAAATTGCGTTTGCGCTGCTAACACTGTGAAAGTTGAGCCTGCAGTTTTAATTGCAGTGTATGTGTAAACATCATTTGATGTAACGTTACCACCAGTTGGTGCGCTTCCGCCTTGCCAAACTGGAGTTACCGCTGAACCATCAACTTTTACTGTTGTGTTATAGTATGCTGTTGCGTTTTGCTTAGAAATATATGCTACTGTGATAGACTCACCTACATCCATTACTGAATCTAGTGAATTAGAACCATCACCTCTTAAATTGAC